GGTAACTATCATGATGAAGGTGAAGGGTTGTCAGGTGCTACCGGTGGTGGTGCTGCTGGATATACGGCAAATGGAGGAACTTCCACTGGATTTAATAATAGAGGTGGAACTGGTGTATCTTTAAACGGAGGAACCTCAGGAGGTTCCGGTGGTGGGAGTGGTTCAGCGGCTGGAACTGTGTATGGTGGTGGTGGTGCACCACTAGGTTCAGGGGCTCAAGGTGGGGTTCGAATTATTTGGGGCGTTGGAAGAGCTTATCCTAACACTAATACAGCTGATATATAAAAGAAAAGGGACCATATGGTCCCTTTTCTATATGGTTTAGTTTACCAACCGCCGTCAGTTACAACGTTTGGACCAACTGAGTAAGAAAGAGGTGCTCGGTTCCGAGAGCTGGTATTGATTGTCGTAACACAACAAGTATTACGATATGCACCGTCGAAGCGAGCATTCTTATCCTTCTTAGGCTTCACTTGAGTTTGTGCAACATCTGTATAGGCCGCGGCCTTAGCATCTGGGCCCTTTGTGCTTGCACAACCAACCAAAGAAACCAACATCAAACTTGCTACAATCATACTAACCTTAGAATTAAATGTCTTCACTTTATTTCTCCTTTTTCCATAATTAAAAATTTTTACTACAAGGTTATTATATTAAAAATAGCAATTAATGTAAACAAGTTTATTCACTTTTCACTTAAAAATCTTCAATCCTATAAATATATAGGATACGCTTTTATAACTATAAATAGAAATAAGGAAACTTAATGGTGGAACAACCTTTTTACATTAAGATAGTAGTATGGCTGGGTACACTGTTTCCTGCAATACTTGGAGCAGCTATCTCACTAAAGATAGCTAATGATAAAAACTCTTCTTTCTTTTCAAGAGTACTGACATTTTTAGCTGGTGTTGTTGTAGCTTATTATGCAGGTGGAGCAACTCTTGATATTTTTACTGTGAATAAAGATACAATGATTGATGAAGCTATAATGTTAGCTTGGGGGATATTCGGTATGGCTGGAGCAACTCAGATATGGATGCAAATTCCCGACCTAATTAAGGGCATTCGTGAAGCATTGACTGCACTTATTCAGTGGAGAAAATAAATGGAATTTGTTTATGTAATTTTAGGAATATGTGCTATCGTTATCGAATGCTCTAAGAAAGTAGATACAACGAGTATATTTAAAAAGATCGCACTGCTTCTAATCGTCCTTGGTTCAATCCTATCTTATGGTGGGATTGCCAATCATCTAATTCCCGTTGGTGCTCTTGCATATATCTTCATATCTAATCTACATGTCTTTAGTGCTTGTGACCGTCGCAAAAATAAACAAATATCATCAGTTAAACCAAAGGTTAATTAATGGCTGTTTCATCTCGTGAAGAACTTATTCAATATTGCCTAAGAGAACTTGGTGAGCCTCTAATTAGAATTAATGTTGCTGAGGAACAAATTGAAGACAGAGTTGACGAAGCCCTTGAAGTGTTTAGAGAATATCATTGGGACGGTATTGAGAAGTCATACTTACCAGTACAATTGACTCAGGAAATTATTGACACCAAAGTTATTGATTTATCAGACAATAATCTGATTTATGGTGTTATTAAGATTCATTATGTTGGCACAAATCTATCATCAAATAATTTATTCAGTCTTGAATATCAAATGAGAGTTCAAGATTTATACAATCTCATCCAAGCTGACATTATCAACTATTCTTTGACTCAACAACATCTATCTCTTCTTGATGACCAATTGGTAGGAAGAAAGCCGTTCAGATTTAACAGACTGACAAAACAAGTCTATCTTGATACGAACATGGCTAATTTCAGTGTAGGTGAATATATTCTTATTGAATGCTATAAGATTATAGATGAGACTGTTGTTGAAGCTGTTTGGAATAATTCTTGGTTGAAACATTATACTACTGCTCTAATTAAGCGTCAATGGGGTAGCAACCTTAAAAAATATTCAGGAATGCAGCTTTCCGGCGGCGTTGTAATTGATGGTGCAGCATTATATCAAGAAGCCGATGGTGAAGTAAACGAATTAATGGAAGACCTTAACGGTAAATCAGCTCCTCTTGAATTTTTTGTAGGATAACATGCCTTTAAATCAATATTTTGTCAACAATGGATTATATCATGGTGACGATTCTGAACAGGATTTACTTGAAGATTTAATCATTGAGTCTATCCAAATATGGGGGCATGAACTTTATTATATCCCAAGAACAATGGTTGCTCTTGATGAAATTCTCGGTGAAGATAGATTGTCTAGATTTGAGAACGCGTTTCCAATTGAAATGTATTTTGAGAATGTAGATTCATTTAATGGACAAGGACCTTTCCTACAGAAATTCGGGCTAACAAATGAATATTCAGCTACGTTCTCAATGGCTAGAAAGCGTTGGAAAGAACTAGTTGGTGATGTAAATACCGGTGGTGTATTACCAAACAGACCGTCAGAGGGAGACCTTTTATATTATCCTCTGACAAAAGGCCTTTTTGAAATCAAATTTGTTCAAGACAAGGAACCGTTCTTCCAATTAGGTAAATTATACACTTGGAAGCTTGAAGTTGAATTGTTCCAATATTCATCAGAAGTTATTGATACTGGTCTTGATGAGATCGATATATTTGAAACTGAAAAATCTCATGATATCACAATCAATCCAGTTGCTGAGGATGTTATGAATTATGGTGATAATGAAACACTTGACACAGAAACTTCTTCAATTATCGTAAATAGAAACAATCCACTTGGAGGAAACTAATGTTTAGTTCAACTCCATTCTATTGGGAAACTCTTTCCAATACAACTAAAGCTTTTGGTAGTTTGTTCTCTGATATCAAGATTCAAAGAAAAGAGAAGTCTGGTTCTAAGTCTGTTATCCAAACTATTAAGGTTCCTGTAGCACAAGCTGCAAAGGACAAATGGGTAACTAGAACAGAACAAGATGGCTCTCTTGAGAATCAAGTCTATTTGACTATGCCTAGAATTGCATATGAGATGACTGGTATGTCCTATGACCCATCAAGAAAAATAGGTAAGTTGAATAAGATTACTTGTAGAGATGAAGATGGTGGAACATCTATATATGCTCCAGTTCCTTACAATCTTGAATTTTCAGTTTATCTTGTTGGAAAGACTCAAGAAGATGTGATGCAGATGGCAGAACAGATTCTTCCATACTTCTCACCAGAATACACTATGTCCGTTATGACTATTCCAAATCAAAATATAGTCACAGACATTCCTATTATTTTAAATTCAGTTACTATATCTGATGATTATGAGGGTGATTACACCATTCGTAGGTCAGTGACATATACTTTGAATTTTCAATTGAAAATAAACTTGTTTGGACCAGCTAGTGAGTCAGGATTGATAAAGAAGTCTATTATCAATATGACTGAACAGAATATGACATATTCAGCTGAACAAGAAACACCAACAAGCGATATTATAGAAACGGTAGTGATTAATGATTGATAGATTACACTACTTAGGAAACAAAAATCTTAAAGCTGCTGGAGTACAAATTGAATTCGAACAATGGCAAATTGAGGAGTTCATCAAGTGCTCGCAGGACCCATTATATTTTATCGAGAACTATGCCAAAATTGTATCTCTTGATAAGGGTATCGTCAATTTTGACCCATTTCCTTATCAACGCCGTATTATTGAGGCTATGCACAATAATCAAAACACAATTGGTAAGCTTTTTCGTCAAGCCGGAAAATCAACGATTGTTGCTGCGTATTTTGCTTGGTATGTATTATTTAATGATAATAAAACAGCCGTTATATTAGCCAACAAGGCAACGATCGCCAAGGAAATTTTCTATAAAGTTCAGTTTATGATTGAGAACCTTCCTTTCTGGCTACAACAAGGTGTAGTAGAATGGAACAAGACTTCTTTTGCTCTTGAAAACGGTTCTAGATGTATTGCTGCTGCTACTTCAGCATCGGCAGTTCGTGGTATGTCTATTAATATGCTTCTATTGGATGAGTTTGCTCACTTGAAGCCAAACCTAGCCGAAGAATTTACAGCTTCTGTATTTCCAACAATCTCATCAGCTAAGACTTCTAAGCTTATTATCATATCAACACCAAATGGTCTTAACCATTATCATAAATTATGGGTTGAAGCAGAGAACGGAACTAATGGATTCAAGACTGTAACTGGTAGGTGGCAAGAACACCCATTAAGAGATTCAAAGTGGGCTGAAGAACAACGACAAAAACTAGGTGAAGTTAAATACAGACAAGAAATTGAATGTACATTCGAAGGTTCATCATATACTCTTGTTGACGGTGTTAAACTATCAACAATGCCAATAGCTACACCAATATTCCAAAAAGATGGTCTTGAGGTATTCAAAAAACCAGAAAAAGACCATAATTATGTATGTATTGTCGACGTATCTAGAGGACGACACCAAGACTTCTCGGCATTTACAATTATAGATGTTACGCAAACACCGTATGATGTAGTAGTTGCCTATAAGAATAATACGATATCAACACTCGAGATACCTCATATTATTTTCAATACTATGCGTCAGTACAATAATGCCTTTCTTTTGATTGAGGTCAACGACCTAGGTCAAGAAGTAGCTAATATTATATATCATGAATACGAATATGAAAATGTTTATTTCTCAAAAGGAAATGAAATTACTCAAGTATCAGGATATCCTGGTATCAGAACAACAAAACCTGTTAAATCTCTTGGATGCTCTGTTCTTAAAGATTTAATTGAGAAAGACCAATTGTTACTCAATTCTCATAATATCATCCAAGAATTGAGTTTGTTTGTTGTGCAAAAACGAGGGTCATATGGAACATCAGACCCAACAGTAAATGATGACTTAACCACTACTCTATGGCTGTTTTCATGGTTAACTAAACAGTCGATTTTTAGTGAAGTTACTAATTCAGATGTTAGAAAACTTGTAGCTGCTCAACATGATAATTATGTTGACCAGACTTTGACTCCTTTTGGCTTTCATAACGATGGCCAGATAGTCGAAGAGAATACTTTCAAGGTCGACAAGGATATCTGGCAGTTAGTTTCTTGAAACCATTAATCAAATAAATATAGAGTATAGTGAAAATAATAATTTAGCATAAAAGAATTTTAACAAGGAGAAATAGTATGGGATTTTCCCTAAGCCCATCTGTGGTCGTAAATGAAAGAGACCTGACTAGTATTGTCCCTGCGGTTTCTACATCTACTGGTGCATTTGCTGGTGTGTTCCCATGGGGACCAGTAATGGACCCAGTAACAATTACATCAGAAGATAATTTAGTTGAACGTTTTGGTGCACCAAACGATAGTAACTTTCATTCATTTTTCACAGCTGCAAACTTTTTAGCATACTCAAATAATCTTATCATCAATAGAATTGATACTGAAGACCTTTTGAATGCTGTTGTAACACCTGGTCAAAATGGTGTAAAGATTAAAAACGTTCAAGATTATCTGGATAATCATTCTGGTGGTGTTGGTACTTATGGTGCGTTTGCTGCTAAGTTTCCAGGTTCAGTAGGTAATGGTCTACTGATATCTATGGCTGACTCGGCTTCGTTTGCTGATTGGGACTATGCTGGACTGTTCTCTGCTGCACCTGGCACTTCAGATGTTGCAGCTTCCCTAGGTGGTTCTGCTGATGAAATGCACATCGTAATTATCGATGCTCTGGGTAAATTTACAGGTGAAGCATTAAGTGTTTTGGAAAAGTATGAATTTGTTTCTAAATCAAAGGATGCTAAACGTTCTGATGGTACAAATAATTACTACAAAGATGTTTTAAACAGCCGTTCTAAGTATATTTGGAGTCTTGCTCATCCAGTAAAAGATACTGACCCATCTATTGTTCTATACAATTTTGGTGGGGCTTTAGGTGTTGACTACGATACGATTGAAGAACCTATTTCTTTAAATCTAACTGGTGGTGCTGATGACTATGCTCCAGCAGATGGAGATATTCAAGACGCGTTCGCTGTGTTTGCTAACGATGAATTGTATGACATCTCATTAATTCCAGTTGGTAAGGTTGAAGCTTCAACAGCAGCATACATTATTCAAAATGTAGCTGAAGTTAGAAAAGATTGTGTTGTATTTGCTTCACCTGAAGATACAACATCC